ATGGCAGAGGCCCGCCGCTGCATCGAGGACTGCCTGCTGCAAAATCCATACATAAAAAGTGTGACAGTAGATGCCGCGAGCCTGCGCGGCAACGCACTGCACATCGCGTGCAGCGTACAAACCGCTTATGGCAATTTGACGGAGGAAATCGATGTTTGAAAACAAAACGTTTGAATCAATAAAGCAAAGCATAATCGATAAGCTGACAGGCACGGCAGCCACAATCGAAGGCAGCTACACCGGCGACATCATCGCCGGAGCGGCGCTCGAAATCGAAAAGCTATATGCCTATATAAACACCTTAAAATCGGCTATGTTCCCAAACGCCGACAGTGGGGAATATTTAGAAATGCGCTGCGCCGACTACGGCATCACGAGGAAGCCCGCATCGAAGGCTGTCATCACAGTCACGCTCTCGGCGGCATCGGCAGTGACGCTGCCAAAGGGCACGCTCTTGCAGTCGCAAAGCACGGGTTTGAATTTCGGCCTGACGGCCGCTGTATCGATCAAAGCCGGCGCGAAGGTGACCGCTCAGGCGGAGTGTACCACGGCGGGCGCGGTTACGCTGCCCTCTAACGACCTGCTTCCGGCGGCCGTGATAAAGGATCTGACGGTCACAAACTCAAAAACTTCCGCCGGCGCGGATGCCGAAACTGATGCCGAGCTGTACAGGCGGCTGCAACTCCGCCTGCGGTATGCTCCGGGCTGCGGCACGGCAGCGGACTACCGCCGATGGGCTTTAGAGGTGCCCGGCTGCGGCTACGCAAAAGCAAGCACAAATGCCGCAGGGCAAATCGTCGTTGTTGTCGCAACGCCGACTTTCGGCGCGATGGACAATGCCACACATCAAAGTATAGCCGATAATATTAGTGCAAAACGGCCGCTGGGCGCATCGGTGCGAGTCCTGGCTGCGCTAAATATCCCCAAAACGCTGACTGCAACGGTTGATCTGCATGACGGATACACGATAGATATAGTGACGGCGGCATTTAACGATAGCTTGAAAAAACACATTGCCGAAATTGCATTTGACGGTGAAACCGATAAGCTTACGATTGCACGTATAACCTATTTTTTGATGGCTACACCGGGCATAAAAGATGCTACCGCCGTCAAAATCAACGGCAGTACGGCAGACCTTGACATATCATCATCCATACCAACTTTTACAGTGACGCTGACGGCCACGGACAAAGACACGGGGAGCAAAACATGAGCAATCCTACCTCCAAACGCAAAAAATTTTACTGTGCGGCCGTCTACACATCGGATGCATATGCGCTGGACGTGACAGACGCAATCGCAGCGGCGGGCACCGAGCCCGCATGGCAAGATGCGGAGATTTTTAAAAAACAGCTTTTTGCAAAATCAGTCAATGCGGACGGCTATGCACTGTGGGCGGAGTATATCGGCACACCCAACACCGTCATGCCCGCCAACGGGGACGTATCCGCGCTGACAGACAAATTGCAAAGCACAGGTGATTTTACACGTGCCGCCATCGATGCCCTGATAGTCGCAACCATGGGCAAAGCAAAATACACGCTGTCGGAAAGCGTCAATGCGTTAACAATCGTTTTCCCGGCAGGGTCCGACACGGTCGGTATTGCAAAACTGCGTAGTGCAGTCAACCGTATCAGACCGCTGCATGTCACTGTGGACATACATGCGGATACCAATGACAAACCGATAACGTAAACCAAAAGGAAGTAATTTTATGCCGACTATAGACATCATCATCCGCAACAAAACCGCAAGCGCGGTCAACCCGCCCTGCATCGTGTGCGGCAACAGTGACTATAATGTAAAATTTAATTTTGATGACGAGTGGCAAGCTCACAACAACAAAATCGGCGTTTTTGCATATAACCGATGCGGTGAATGGCAAAGCGAAAAAGTCCTTTTTGAGGGCGATACCTGCCCGGTGCCGGCGCTGCATGGTGTGCGCAGCGTGTGGATCGGTGTGACAGCCGGAGACGTCCGGACATCCACCCCGGCGGACGTGCCCTGCCGCATGGGCGCAACGGATTTTTCGGATGCGCCCGAAAAGCCGTCAGCCGATATATGGGGACAGATCCTTGATAAGCTTGATGCGGTTGGGACGGTGCAACGCATAAACACTGTAATTTCTTATGATGGAGACCGCGGCGAATACGTTTCTTCGGTCGATTTTGCAACCCTGCTTGCGGCGGCAAAACAGCCCGACAAATATACCGTCACGGCGACAAGACGGGAATCGCTTACGGAGAGGGAGTACGCTCTCGAGGAAATAAAACAGAGCGGAGATTTTTACTATTTGTGCTTCTTTTGCTCCGTTCCACAATACAGCGGTTCCGAGATGAGTGCACCGCTCGTTAAATATATTCTAATATCATCAACGGAGCATGTTTCTTTTTTTGAAACAGACATTTCGGTTTTGGCGGTCTCCGAATCCGGCGCTTTGTATCGAGCTTCCATGGATCCTGTTATTACTAACAGCTTGGGTAAGAACGCAGTAAATTTCGGGACACAAGCCGGTGCTACAGGGGTTATGTCACTTGCTACAGAGTATGGGCTATATCATCCACGCTATGGATGGAGCTATAACTCAAATGTCGCAAGTGGTAATTTTTCGGCAGCTTTCGGCAGCAACACAAAGGCGATACAGGAAGCGCAGTTCGTCTGCGGAAAACAAAATGAAGAAGATGTCAAAGGGGTATATCAATTTATAATTGGAATTGGCGGAAAAAACGGTTTTGCAGTAACAACTCGCGGCGAAATCGTAATGCCTGATCCGAACGCAACGTCCACAAGGTACATGAAGGCGAGGTTTAACTCTGACGGCACGATTACGTTAATTCCGCTTGCGGATGAAACAAAATCGTATACTACCGAATGCACAGCAAACCGCGTTACGGCAATAACCGCTGAATCAACGGACACGCAATACCCGACTGCGAAAGCCGTGTATGACGCGATTCAGGCAGCGATAGCAAACTTGAATAACACAGGAGAATAATTATGGAGAATGTACAGGATTTTATCTGTTGGGCGTTGACCCACGCAAAAAGCGTGCCGACCGGTGCCGCCATGCCCCTGCCGGCCGACGCATGCTGCGCGGAGCCGTGGCACTATCTTTTTGGCAGCGTCCGCGTGCAGACAACCCCTGCAACGCTTGCCCGCTATCGGCAGGCATACATCAACCGCGGCTGGGCGGGGGCGGATTTTGATGCAGCGGTTGCGGGCTGGCGCAGCACCGACTATGCGACCGACTGTCAGGGGCTGTTGGATTCATATCTGACCTATGTCTGCAACGACAAAACGGACATTAACGCAGATATGAATTACCGTTTGTGGTGCAACACAAAGGGTCCTATCGATGATATCACCCGCGATTACGTCATCGGCGAGGCTGTTTTTGTCAGCAATAAAAACTGCAAGATGACGCATGTAGGCTGGATCTGCGGTTTTGACAGCGACGGCACGCCGCTGGTGGTCGAGGCACGCGGTCTGCGCTACGGTGTGGTAGTCACACGGCTGGACAATCGCCCGTGGACACACCGCGGGATTATGGCTAAAAAATTCAAATATTCGGAGGAAATCGAAATGGAAAAGATAAAATTTGAGGTGAGATCACCGATGCTGACCGGGGATGCGGTGCAGGCCATGCAGACTGCGCTGTCCGCTGCCGGCTATACCGACGCGGACGGCAAAGCGATCATCGCTGACGGTAAATGGGGCAAAAAATCACAGGCCGCCTTTGATGCTATGATCGCGGACTATGCTGCGCCCGCCATGGACGGACCCGCACCTGTCGAGGCAGCGGATGCTGCTACCGTGCTGATGCACGGTGTCAGGATCACCATCACGCGGGATGGGGACGGGGGTGATGCCTGATGCCGCAGACCGTCAGCATCGTCATCGCGCTTATCGGCGCAGCGGGGACGGTGTACGGCATCGTGACCGCAGCCATGCAGATGCGACGCGCTGCCCGCAAGGACGACACAGCCGGCGGGCATACCACCGGCACAATCTGCACCGAGCTTGGATATATAAAAGCTAATACTGACGAAATCAAAGCCGAGCAGCGCGAGCAGCGCAAAACCAACACGGAGGTAGTATCCCGCCTGACGGCGGTGGAAGCATCTGCAAAGCAAGCCCATCAACGCATCAATGGGCTTGAAAATCGAATAAAATGAAATATATGTGCCTAACTTGCCGGCAGCTTGCCGGTAACTTGCCGGTAAATAAAAAATGCCCTGCCGTGCTCAAAGCGCATGGCAGGGCATTTGCCGTCAAAAAAATCAAAAATCATCCGATGGAGAGACGCCTTTTGTAGCACTTTATCCTCTCGGCTCCGATGAGCTCGCGCAAGCCCATCTCCTCGAGCGACGCTTTGAGTCCGTCACTCGCGTTATCACTCGCAAGCGCAATGCAAAATACGTTACGTAATGCCGCCATTATTTGATCATCGTCACAGTTTGCCCCGCAAGGCAGAACACAATTATCGAAATCATCCAAAACCGCACCCTCAAGATTCGCTCCTCGCAGGTCGGCGTTTTTA